TGACGAGGGAGTCAAATATGAAATCTATTTGGATCACCTTGGGTTGCCTACTTTCGGTATTGGTCATCTCGTTCTCGATAGCGATCCTGAGCACGGACAGGAAGTTGGAACGCCTGTCTCAGAAGACAGAGTCAATGAGTGCTTCGCTAAAGATGTCGAGGTCGTGCTATCGGAGTGCACACAGCTATACCCCGACTTTGACGTTCTGCCTGGAGAAGTCCAACTGATTATCGCGAACATGATGTTTAATATGGGTCGGCCGAGACTCTCAAAGTTTAAGGGAATGAAACGTGGAGTCGACGCTCGTGATTGGAACGCTGCAGCTGATGAGATGGTAGACTCAGCATGGTATCGCCAAGTAACGAATCGAGCTCAACGTCTCGTAGATCGGATGAGAGCCGTTGGTTGAGTTAACTGATAACGCCAGAGAATATATGAAGAAACTTGTTGCCGATAACGGTAGCAAGTACGTGTACTTATCTGTCAAAGGTGGCGGATGCTCTGGTTTTCAATATGACTGGAGCCTTTCTGAAATGAGAGGCTTTGGTCACACTATCGATGAGATCCTTTGTATCGATGACATGGCTGAAATGTTTGTGATCGGTTGTACCATCGACTATGTTACCGAATTAGGTGGATCCTATCTTAAAGTAATTAATCCAAACGCTACAGCGTCTTGTGGATGTGGAGAGAGTTTTGCCGTATAACGATAAGATCAAATTAAATCCAAAACAACTAGCGCTAATTGAGACCGCTCTTCATAGATACCCAGAATCAAGAAAAGAAGTGCGAGAACTTCTTGCTCATTTGTACCATCAGAAAAATTGGTATCGCCCTAAAAAAGGTACATATGTGAGTGGTTAACTATTTACATCGACTGAAAACTGTTGTATAATAATAGTTCGAAGTCGGAGGTAATATGTCTTTTTATACTAATGTCTGCCGTTACGGCAATTCCATCCTTTATCGTGGCTACAACGATCACGGCAAACGGATCTATAAACGCATAACAGATTTTAAACCTGTGTTCTTTACACAGTCGGCCAAGCCGTCTCAGTGGAAGTCTTTGGACGGCCACGACATTGCTCCAATTGAAATGGACAGCATGAGACACGCCAAGCAGTGGCTGGAAGAAAACAAAGAGGTGGCTGGTCGTAAGATCTATGGTAACCATAAGTATCTTCAGCAGTACATCACTCAAAGATTCCCACATGAGATTGACTTCAGACGTGAGTTCATCGACGTCGGTACGTTCGATATTGAGACCGAGTACGACGACGGCTTTCCTGAGCCGAAGGACGCTAACCAAAGAATCCTTTCGATTACTTACAAGTCTAGTAAGTCTAAGTTATACCACGTCTGGGGTTATGGCGACTTTGATACTGAAAAGTCTCTCATCCAACCCGTTCGCTATTATCGGTGCCGAGACGAAGCGAGTCTCCTCTCTAAATTCCTCGACTTCTGGTCAGATCCCGATAAGACTCCTGACGTGGTTACCGGTTGGAACATTCGTTTTTTCGATATTCCCTATCTTGTAAATCGTACAGCCAAGATACTTGGTGTAGAAGCAATTAAGAACTACTCACCTTGGCGTATGGTCGACTATCGACAGATCACACGTCGTGGTCGGACACAAGACGCGTACGACATCAAAGGTATTGAACAACTCGACTATCTTGAGCTGTTCCAAAAGTTTGGTTACTCATATGGTCCACAAGAATCATATGCACTAAACCACATCGCCTACGTCGTACTTGGCGAGAGAAAGCTATCGTTCGAAGAAGCAGGTAACCTTAAGAACCTGTACAAAGAAGACTTTCAGCGATACATCGACTATAATATGAAAGACGTGGAACTGATCGAACGTCTCGAAGATAAGATGGCTCTGATTACTCTGGCCATGACCGTGGCTTATAAAGGTGGTGTGAACTACTCGGAAACGTTTGGTGTAACATCGATCTGGGAGTCCATCATCTATCGTAAGTTGCTGTCTCAAAAGAAAGCATCACTGGTTCACGTATCACCAACTCAGAAAGCAGCCTTTGCCGGTGGTTACGTTAAAGAACCACAAGTCGGTGGTCATGACTGGGTGGTATCATTCGATCTGAACTCGCTGTATCCGAACATCATTGTCCAATGGAACATGAGTCCTGAAACAATCGTAAGTCAGTCAGAAGTCAATGGTGTTGACTACTATATGAACGCGGCTGACCACTCGAGTAACCACTGTGTGGCCGCAAACGGCTCAACATACAAAAAGACTGAAGCTGGTGTTATTCCGTCGATTATTGTCGACTACTACGCTGACCGTAAGTCGATTAAGAAACAAATGTTGGCAGCTGAAACACAGTACCAAGCAGAAAAGACAACGGCATTAGAGAAGGAAATCAACAAACTTAATAACCAGCAAATGGCCATTAAGATTCTGATGAACTCTCTTTATGGCGCTCTCGGCAACCAATACTTCAAATACTTCGACCTTCGACTTGCCGAGGGCGTCACTCTTACAGGTCAGCTCGCTATCCAATGGGCTGAACGCGACGTTAACCGATTTATGAACGAGGTACTTGAGACAGATGGAGTCGACTATGTTATTGCTATTGATACCGATAGCCTTTATGTTAATTTCGGCCCTATGATCGAAAAGTTTCAGCCGAAGAATCCTGTTAAGTTCTTGGATATGGTTTGTCAGACTCGATTTGAACCAGAGCTAAAGAAGTCATATGATAAACTATACAGCCGTATGAACTGCTTTACACCAAGAATGGAAATGGGTCGCGAAGTAATCGCTGACCGTGGTATTTGGACGGCAAAGAAGCGATACATTCTCAACGTACATAACTCCGAAGGTGTTCAGTATGCGGAACCAAAACTCAAGATCATGGGTATCGAGGCTATCAAATCCTCAACCCCGGAGGTATGCCGGGATAAGTTCAAGGAGATCTTCAAGATCCTTATCGGTGGTACCGAAGAAGAAACTCAGCAGTACATCGCAAAGTTCAAGCAAGAGTTCAAGAGTCTTCCGCCTGAAAAGATTGCCTTTCCCAGATCTGTTTCGAACATTACGGATTGGCACGACCGCAAAACAATCTACAAGAAGAGTTGTCCGATCCACGTACGTGGCTCGCTTCTTTACAACAAGATGGTCAAGGAACACAAGCTTACGAAAAAGTATGAACTAGTCGCTAACGGTACTCGCATTAAGTTCTGCTATCTCAAGATGCCGAACCCGATCCACGAAAACGTTATCGCGTTTCCAGAAGTACTACCACCTGAAGTAAAGCTCGAGACATATATAGATTACGAACGACAGTTTGAGAAAACATATGTTGAGCCACTCAAGTTGATACTCGATGCCATCGGTTGGACTCCTGAGCCACAGGCGAGTCTTGATGACTTCTTTAATTAATGGTTTACATGGAAGTGAAAATGAGATATAATAATATACATAATCATCCAGAGTATGGAAATACCATGAAGCTGACAAGGGATCTAATGAATATGAAAAACTGGGTACAAGACATTTATGAAATGCATGAAAAGTTTGGTGTACACGACTGGGTCGACGGAAAAGTCGCTAGTGGCGATTACGATCCACTCAAAGAGTTCTTGAAGTTTCGTTTACGTTTCTTACAAGAAGAACTATCTGAAATGGGAACAGCTATTGATGAAAAGAATCCAGAAGAAATTGTTGACGCTCTCATCGATCTCTGCGTTGTGGCTATCGGCACGCTTGATGCGTTTGGCGTCGACGCTCACAAAGCATGGGATACGGTACACAACGCCAACATGGCCAAAGAACCGGGAGTAAAAGAATCTCGACCGAATCCACTCGGATTACCTGATTTGATCAAACCTGAAGGATGGGAAGGACCCGACCATGACGGAAACCATGGGTATATCGCTCACGCTCTTTAGAAACATATTTGATAATAAGACCGATAAACGAACTGATCTAAAAGACTTCAACGACTTTGAGCGAGTCTTATACGACTTATCTAAAGTAGCTCGAGCCGGTAAAGAAGACGCTATGTTAATGTCTCCTGCCATCTATGATGGTTATCTAAAAGGAGACACTCGTCGTAACGAGAACGTTACTGAATGGGCAGGGTGGTGTTGCGTGGACGTCGACGATTACGAACCAGAAGGAGACCTCCAAGATGACCTACTTAAACGTTTTGCTGCCTATCGCTTTGTGTGTTATAGCACTGCCAGCAGTACGACTGATCGACCGAAGTTCCGTCTTGTTTTCCCACTTACTGAGTCTGTACCAAACGAAAGAATTAGAAAGTTCTGGTTTGCACTTCAAACAGAGCTCGGTGAACTTGGAGATAAGCAAACTAAAGATCTGTCTCGTATGTATTACATCCCTGGCCGGTATGCTAATGCTGACAACTTTATATTCAGCAATCCTAACGGTGATAGTGTTAACCCAACTGGGTTGATCGCTAAACACCCGATGCCAGAGAAACCAACTGGCAACTCCTTCTTTGATCGACTTCCTGAGGCGATTAAGAATGAGATTGTACAATATCGTAAAGACCAACTCGACCAAAACTTTGAGTGGTCGGGATACCAAGACTGTCCGTTTTGGCCAAGATCCATGGCTGCTGAGTATCAAACAATTAGTGGAACCGGTTGGTACGCTAAGATGTATGCGATCATGGTCGCCGTCGCTGGTAATGCAGTACGTAAAAAGTATCCAATCACTGCTGAAGAAATCACTCAGCTTTGTCGGCAGTTTGATCAGGACACTGGTAACTGGTACAAGAACCGTCCGATGAATAAAGAAGCGGATAGAGCTCTCGAATATATTTACAAAAATCTGTAAAAAAATGTAGTGAAATGCATTTTTTCTATTTACATATGAAAAAAAATAGTGTATAATATATCTATAAAATGGAAATAGAGGAGAGCTTCCAAATGCAAAAATTCGAATACAGAGAGATGCCACTTCCAATTTGGAAAGAAGTTGTGACTTTTGTACAAGATCTTGATCATCTTGAGGAATTGTCAGTCAGCACAGTTCGTTACCTTGTAGCCAAAGAACTTGGTTATGAAATTGATAGTAAAGACGTAGCATTAGCAGCAGTGAGGTTTTAATCATGTATATTATGTCAGGTGCCCTTCGTGATTTTATTATGGATCAGCGTAGAGAGGCTGAGGAGTTCAGCAAAAAGCCTGGTTGTTTTATGGGTATGTTCCCACATCCAGACAAGACCGAGTATTGGTCTGAGCGTGTTCCAACCGGTACTCTAGAAGAGTACAAGCGTATCGAGCTTGAAGAGACCACATACTACATGGCAGCAGATGCCATGAGCAAAGGGTATGCTCGGTCTCTTGATCTGGAGATTATGTCTGATGCAGAGCTTCATCAGATCTGTGATCAAATGGCTTACTTGATGAAACATGATGAGGAGTATGCGTAATGCGGTATTGCGAATGTGGTAGTTTATCTAGAAAGGTAGGCACAAAAAAAGATGGATCAATTAAATATGGCAAGCGCTGTAGTGTATGTCATGATATTCATTATGGCATCAGACCATATTTAATTCATCAAAAATCATATTGTGAAAACGTAGATGGAAGACTTGGTTTCGTTTGTACTTCTACTATAGTAAATCAAAAACAACTTACCGTTGATCATATTAACGGAAGAAATGTAATTGATCCTCATGGTGCATGGAATTGTCAAACACTTTGTCATAACTGTCATATTATGAAAACACATAATGATTTCTTAAAAAGAAACAACTATGATATGGAGGCTGCATAATGAAACCTAAATTTATTCTAATGACTCTGATTGGAGCTGCAGCGGCTGCAGCAGCAAACTCTTACGCTATGTTATTTTGCGTAGTTATGGTTGTTGCTTTACTAATGAAGTTGGATGAAAACTAATGGAAATCGCTATCACAGAGCAAGGCACGTTTGAGTTACTCTATGATAAGATGGACGTACTAATTCATATTGCAGCATTTGGATTTAGTGTTGCCGTCTTCGTAATGATCGTTAGTGCTGCGTTTAAACTTGGCTGGAAGTTGTGGCCATGGGCTTTAGGAATTGGATTACTTGCATTTTTATTCACATAAATGCATTTTTTCTATTTACATATGAAAAAAAATAGTGTATAATAATTATACAAAATGGAAATAGAGGAGATTCCAAATGTTCTACGATCGTGTAAATACTGAAAACAAATACCAAAAGCTTGCTGACTTGGTGTGTGAAATCCATCCTGACTTTGCCGAAGGCACTGTGAACAACAAGCAAATCAAAGCTGACCCAAAAATCTACAACATGGAATACTTGATTGAAAAGTGTTTTGAATTTGCATCTGAAGGTGCATACACATTTATTGACGGAGCCAAGAAAGACTTTACTGATGGTTCTGACTCAAAGACTTCTACCATTTACACATCACAAAAATATCCACAAGCGGAGATCACAAGTGTAAGATCAAAAGCCATCAATGGTGTGGCTGGGAACCTTAAGGAAGGTGCACTGCGTTGTGTAATTTACAATCCTGAGTTGGATAAGTTACACTTTGTGTTCGTTCCTAAGACTACACTTGACCTTCTGATGTCATCAGTGTCAGCTAAGAAGACTTCACTTCACATGACTTGGAACCGTAAGAAGAACGCGTTCACAAACAAGAAGACTGATGACTTCATCGAATTTAACTCGTTCAAAGAATTGGCTATGGAGGCAAACAGATGACACGTGAATCTGTCAACATTCTTGAAGAATGTATTGAACTACAACTGAAAAAGTCTCAGGACTATCAGAACCCTAACTCAAATGTAACTCAAGCGATGCATTATCGCCGTGGTGTCGACACCATCCACGATATTATTCAAGGTAAGTGTTACCGTGCTCAGTCTCTACTCGAGTCTGGTGGTGACGCTAACTTTGAGTCGCTCGAAGATACGTACAAAGATATGATCAACTATTGTTCTTTTGCTGTTGCGTATCTTCGTGGTAAGATCCCAGGTCAGGATGCTGAACGTGATATGTTCAATCAACACGAAGTGTATCCTGCACGTGAAGATATTCCAGCTGAGTATTGGGGAAAAAAGATTAGCGAGGTTATGAAGAATGCTACTAGCAACCGTAAGTGATATTCGTAAACATTTTATTGGAGAACTCAATGACGGAGCCTTCACCACCGACAAGACTGGACAAAAAACAATTGAACTTATTGGCGCATCATTTCTCGCAGACGAACCGTCTATATTCGGAACGCCCAATAGAGAATACATTGATCGTGAGATCGATTGGTACTGTTCAGGTTCTACTAATATTCGGGATATTTATGGCGGGGACGCTGATCCTCCTCAAGCATGGCAATACGCCGCTAATGAGCATGGTGAAATCAATTCTAACTACGGCCGGCTGATCTTTGATGATATATACTACAGGCAATACGAAAACGTTCTAACTGAGTTACAGTCTAATGTTGATACAAGACGTGCTACGATGGTTTACAACAGACCAAGCATCTGGGCTGAGTATCTTGACTGTGGTAAGAACGACTTTATTTGTACTAATGCTGTCACTTATTATATCCGCAATGATGAACTTCAGTCAGTGGTCCAAATGCGCTCAAACGATGTCGTGTTCGGATACAAAAATGACTATGCTTGGCAGCAGTATGTTTTAGAAATGTTGGCCACTGACCTTGGTATCAAACCTGGGTTTATTCAATGGCAAGTACAAAATCTCCATGTATACGAAAGGCACTTCGATCTTGTCAAGTAAATGGGACAATAGATTCCTTGACCTTGCCACACTAATCAGTGAGTGGTCGAAGGATCCTTCAAAACAAATCGGTGCCGTTGCCGTTGGGTCTAAAAGACAGATCCTTGCGCAAGGGTACAATGGTTTTCCTCGTGGCATAAGTGACTCCGAAGATCGTTATGAAGATCGCCAGAGGAAATACGAGCTGGTAGTCCACGCAGAAATGAACGTCATTTATAATGCTTCTTATAATGGTGTATCATTGGATGGGGCGACGTTATATGTGCACGGGCTACCAGTTTGTTCTGATTGTGCTAAAGCTGTAATACAGGTTGGCATAAACCGAGTCATCATGAGAAAACAAGTACCAGAAGATCGGTGGCTTGAGTCTTGGATGAGATCTAGAGAAATGTTCAAAGAAGCAGGAGTCCATTATGAGTTCATATGAAAGCACAGACGCTTTTCTTTCTCGTAAGTTCAAAGAAAGTAGTGTTCCAGGTAAAAACGTTATGTACACCAACATGCGTTTAACTGCGGAGATCGAAGAACTAAAGAACAGAATCAAACAACTTGAAACTGACATGGCTTATAATAATCAGTTACGAGCTTCGAGTCCAGAAGAACAACGCATTTACGATCTAAGGAGAACAGATTAAATGAACTTATTGGTCGTTGGTCAAAATCCAGGCAACCGTACCTTTCGTAAAAAGAACGATAAACCGAACACAGGTAGTGCCATTGGTCGACTGTATCAGTGGATGACTTATATCGGTGTGAATACATACTCCTTTACGAATGTTTGTTCGAACCAAGGTAAGGTAACCAAGAAGGACATTGACTACGATCTTTTGAAATCAGTAACCGAGGGCCATGATAAAGTTGTGGCCCTTGGTGAATTTGCTTCCGATGCTCTCAGTAAGATCGGCATCGATCACTTTAAGTTACCACATCCATCTGGTTTAAACCGACAACTGAACGACAAAGCTTTCGTGGATAAAGTTCTTTATGAATGTAAAAAGTATATGTTTACATTCCAAGTGAAATAGAGTATAATTATAGTATGATTAATTTGGTAATACCAGCGGCTGGTGCTGCAACTCGCTTACGTCCACTTTCTTCGAATACATCGAAGATTATGGTTCGTGTCAACGGTAAACCCTGCCTCGACTATATTATCGAACAAGCCACTAAGATCGCTGAAGTTGGTGAGATCGTTATCGTTGACGGTCAGTTCAGCGACATTCGTGAGTATTGTGAACGCAAACATCCGAACGTCAAGTGTGTTAG